CCATTGGCACCGCGCAAGAATTTACACATAATCCGCTATTATGCGAAATTTTAAGTTATTAAATTTATGTCAAATATTACCATTCAGCATATCACACCAAGACATTTTTATGAGGCAGTGAAACTTCTCAAACAAACTGAGCATAATATAAGATTTAGCTATGATACGGTTGAAATTCGTTTTGTTTTTGACAGATTGGAAACTGCTGAACAGACTCAAGCAAGATTTGAGAAAATGGAACACTTGGGGGAGTTTTTAAAGGAACTGACAAATTCATCAGTTCCTGTTGATTTAGAAGAGTTTATTAGAAAATATCGCTATCAACCTAAACCAAAATTCTTTAGACGTTAAAGTTCAAATAACTATTTTCCCCAAGATAACGTTTTATCAAATACATCACTGCTATAAGTACCGCATTTTAGGTTTACACCTTCTGCTTTGATAACACTACCTTTAGAGTATTCTTTACCTTCATAAACACAAAATTTTGTGTCGTCTAATTTTTTTGTTGGAGATGATTTGAAAACTTTTCTTTCAAAAGATGGTTGTTGACAAGCGGCTACAAACAAAGTCACAAAAGAGATCATTAGTAATTTTTTCATTTTTCCACCTAGGCTTTTTCAAATTTTTTTAAGTTTTTTTGAATTAATGTGTCCATATCAGTATTCTTTGAATATGGGGGTGTTATTTTATCCAATAAATCCCTGTTTTCTTTAGTTTGTCTTAGACCGTGTTTTCTAAGTTGGTAATTTTGTTCGTGTTCTTGGCTTTGGTTATGATGTTTGTGATCTGATTTTGGCATAAGATGTCTCCCGTTTACCATGTAGTGAATAAAGATTTATGCAAAAATGCAAAATTTTGCATAGTCCATTTAGGCTTTCATCCAAGTGGACTCTCTTTAATAGTCCACTCTTGTGTCAAAATGACACAAATCCGTTTATTAATTAATCAATCTTTAAATGATTGCTACAGTCTTGAGTGAATAATTATTTCTTTATTTTTAATAATTATGTACTTTTGGTTTTATCCTTACCTGAATTTTCAGCATTATGAAGTAAATCCTGTTTTGCTTCTTGAAGGTAGTTATCCAATAGATGATTAACTATATCACTCATTTTAGTTAGTTTTCCGCTCTTATGACTGATTTCAATAGCTAACATTTCTAACTTATTCCTTCTCATTTCATTAACTCGAACAGATGTATCTTTTCTCATTATTTCTATCTCAAAATCTGGTTTGTAATTGATGTCCTATTATACTTTTTTTGTCTCAAAGTATGTAAATATGCTTGTATGCGGTATGTAAAAGTTGTATATTTTATTTGATGTATGTACACATGCGGTATAGAGGCATAAGTGATCGACTTCTTGAAGCTATCAATTCCATTCAAAACAGAGCATATCCTCGTTTGCAAAGACGGGGAAACCTCTTTTTTGAAAGAAACCCTGATAGAGATAGCCAAGAGAACAGGTCTTAAACTACGGGCAGGCAATGTCACCTTTGAGATTGACGGTGATCTTGATGTTGCCGAACTGTCCCACCCTTATGAAGCCATTCCTAGTCATTTTGGTTCGTTAGCAATGAAAGTCTTCAACGGCAGCGATAGAATGAAAACCCCGCCTTATATTGAGCTGAAAGCCAGTCCCGCAAAATTACTTCAAGGGCATAATGTCTTTGGTTCAACCAATCTTGATGTTTGTTGTTTTGTGATGCTGAAAACCTTTTGTGAAGCCTTGCCAGAACTCTACGAAATGACTGACACTGAAAATACGATGATAGATTGGATTGATGTCACCTATTCAGCTCATATTCCGTCTGAAATGATGCAAAAGCAGGTGATTAGCTTTTTGCAAAATGTGAGAGCAGGGCAAACCAAGAAAACGCGATATAACCGAGAATATGAGACAACAGCAGAATGGAACAGTGGTTCAGAGCATAGAGTCCTTAAAGTCTATTTAAAAGGGGCAGAGTTGCAAAAACGTTTGTCCGAAATCCAATCCGAATTAAAACGTACGCCAAATAAACAAAATCTTCTTAATGTGCTAAACGTGTTAAGCAATCCAAATTTAATTGAATTTTCCAAGCAATGTGTGCGTTTTGAGGCTCGGCTAAAACAACGTTATTTAGATAAATACCGTATTCCACGCAAATTATGCGATTTAATCCAGTATCAAAGACAGTATGAAAAACAGGGAAAAAGCCTGATTAAAGACCTATGGCAAGATGCCTTTAACGATATTATCCAAGCGGTTGGAGAAAGCAAAATGAATGTATATAACCGAGACAATATTCAGAAATTACTGAAAAAACAGTATTACACAGTAACACCTAAGGGCAATATTAGTTATGCGAAGGCAGATAGATTATTTGGTTTTTATAAAAACTTATTAACTTATGGATATTTAGAAACTCAGTCAGAAATGGATAGAAAAACGTTCTGGCGACACGAAAAAGACTTATTAGCTGTCGGGCTAACGAAAGCCCAGTTGCAAAACCTCAAAGCCCACGAACGCCATAACATCATTCCATTAATGAAACTTGTTGAAATTGATTTTAGTTGTCAGCGTCCTGATTGGTATGTTGAACCAACATTAGATTTTGTCCAAATGCAGTTAGCTGCGTAATTTAACTAACCGAGAGGTATAAAAATGAGTAATCAAAACATTGAACAGTATTTATTGAAAGTACAAATTTTTTCAACTTCCAGAATTGATGAACGGTCAGGGGTAAGTGAGAAAACGGGAAAAGATTGGTTTATTCGCACGCAGGAAGCCTATATTGAATTAGGTGGTCAGTTTCCTGTTCAAATTAAAGTGCCCTTGAAAAAGGATCAAGTTCCTTATTCTCCTGGTAATTACTATGTTCATCCAACTTCTTTTAAAGTCAGTGGTTATTTTGATTTAAAAGTAAGTGATATTGTTTTAGTTCCCGCTATTGATAAGTGATGAATGAAGAAATAGAAATTACAACTAAGTTTTGCCACCCTTATATGAGTTTTGGCGGTGATGGTTGTAGTGATGTCGTATTGAAAGTGCCACGGACAGAGGCGGTCAAACTTCAATCTGTGGCACATTCAGGGAATGAAAATCAAGGCTTTTCAGTGGGTGATTTTTTTCATCATACCGATAGCTTTGGTTTTTCATTTGGTCTTGTGCTTATTTTTTATTTAATCGCTAAATCTGTGGGAACATTTTTAGCGCTTTTCAAATAAGCACATAATTTTAACTCAATATAAGGAGTTTCTTATGTCAAATTTAAAAAAATACTTTATTGCTGCTGTAGTTTTGGGATCTTCCGTTGGTGCTTTTGCTGGCAGTGAATCGGCACAAAAAGTACAAATTGATGTTTCCGGTATGCTTAATCAAGTTGATTTTTCAACGGTGATTGCCGGAATTATCGCCGCAGGCGGTGTGTTAATTGGCCCGCGTATTGCCAAAATGGGTATCCGCTTTATTTTGGGACTATTTGGAAAATAACAATAACAAGGGGGGATTTGCGTCCCCTTTTTTCTTTGGGGTGCGTATGTTATGGGATTTTGCTTATTTTCTTTTGGGTATGGTATGCGGTTTAGTCGTGGTGCTTGGCTTAAATGGATAGTGATTTTTAGTTTTATTTTTAACGTTGTTTTATCCTATAAAGCTAACGCTAATCCGTTACTTGCCCGCGTGGTATTAGCTGAAGTGTTTGAAGGGATTGTTGCAAGACGGGCTGCGGTTTCTGTGGTTGGGAGAGCTGCCGCAAATGATGCCACTTATTTAGCGGCAAATGAAGCAGCAATAGGATTACGTGCAGCACAGACTTATCGGGCATTGGGAACGGTTGCGGCAAATGACGCAACATTTGCTGTTGGCGCAACATCAACATTACGCAATGCGAAAGATATTTCATGGGTTGCGTTAGCGTTAACATCAGGTGCAATTACGCTTAAGGATTTGAATGTAGAAAGTAATAGCAAAATCGGGGTTGCTTTTGAGCCTACTGCTGTTCCTTTAGCTGATGGTCGTTATGCGATAAATGTGAATGGTGAAACAAAAGTTGTCAACGCAATGCCGAGCCCGAAAGATCCAATTATTTATCAGTATTCAAAAGAAAAGAAACAGATTTCGGAAAATTCACAGGATATTTATAAATCCGATGTCTTAGATAAACATTATAAATATTTCAATACGTTAAGAACGGGGGAGTACGCGCAATCAAATTCTATTGAAAAATTGGCTGAATATATCGCGCAAGAGGAATGGGGAGGAAAAGGAGAAGAAAATTATTCAGAAGTCGATATTGAGGGCAAGAAATACCGTTATCTACGTTCACAAACTACCGTAGAAAATCGTTATTTACGTCATCAAAAAATAGGTAATATGATTTATCCTGAAGTTCGTCAGATATTTACCGAAAAACAATTAAACTATGATTTTGAGCCGATTTTAGAGGGAAATACTGGCTCGCAAATCGTTTATTCTTTTAATCCACCTAAACCTTCGGATTATGAAGTTTCTACACGTGTAAATAATTTAACCTACATTAGATTTGAAGAAAATCAACATTGGGTAGGCGATTTTCCAACAACTTCATCAGATAAGCAGTTAAATTCAGTCGCAGATTTAGATTTAAATCTTTATACCAAACCCTTAACCGCCACACAATTAGCGTTATTGTATAACGCCTTATTGATGTCTGCTGCGTCTCAGCCTGGTTATATTGGAGTTCCGTTTAGTGCATCTGATCCGATTACATCGGCAGAAGTACAAGCACAATTAAATAAATTAGGTAAAACGGCAACCTTTGCCGATTTATTTGCTAAAGCAGGTGTAGGAAATCAATTATCCATAGGCACATCAAACCAACCACAACCTATTCCACAACCCACACCGAATCCCGGTACGCGTCCAGGTGAAGAAAAAGATGATAAAGATATTGATGATGAACCCAAATATCCTGAACTTGAGTCACCCACAGCACGACAAATTTTAGAGCCATTTAATCAGTTTTTTCCGCAGCTCAAGAATTTTCATTTAGCCGATCGTGCTGTGCAGTGTCCAACGTGGGAAGGGCATATTGATTATTTAAATATTGATGTTCGATTAGATAAGCATTGCCAATATGTAGAGCAAAATAAAGCCGTGATTACTTCCTTGATGCTGCTTATTTGGGGAATTGTCGCATTAAGAATTTTATTGAGTGCATAAGGAATAACAATGGGTAGCTTAATTTTACGTTTATTTAGTGGTTTTCTTGGGTTTGCTTTTAAAGGTATTGTTGCAAAATTTTTTGTTTTTTTCGCACTTTTCTTTATTACAACGGAATTTATTCCCGTGGTGATTGAGTTATTTTTGCCAAAAGAGATACCAAATTTAAATGCGTTATTTAGTGGTTTACCTGATTCTATTTGGTATTTTCTATCAATATTGCAAATTCCAACAGGAATAACATTAGTTATTTCGGCAATGTTGGCGCGCTTTATTATTCGTCGTTTACCAATTATTGGCTAGGGAGCATTATGGCTATTTCGGCTTATGTGGGGTTACCTGGACACGGAAAATCTTATGAAGTGGTGAAGTCTGTCATCATTCCCGCCATTGCTTCGGGGCGTAGGGTAGTTTCAAATATTTACGGATTAAACAAACAATTAATTGAAGAATATTGCCTATCAAAAGATAAAAAATTGTCGCCTGATAACTTAGGTGAATTGGTTATTGTCGATAATGATTTATGCTTAGGTGTTGATTTTTACCCTTACAAGAACGCAATAGATAATAACATTGAAACCTTTTGTAAAGCAGGAGATTTAATCATTATTGATGAAGCGTGGCGATTTTTCCCAAAGAAAGAAAAAATCAATGATAACCACTTTTCATTTTTATCAGAACACCGACATTTTACAGATAGTAACGGCATTTCTTGTGATTTTGTCATATTGAATCAGGATTTAACCAATTTACAAAGAGAGCTTGTGGAGCGAATTGAAACGACATTCAAAATGACAAAATTGGTTGCCGCAGGGTTAAAAAGTCGTTATCGGGTTGATGTGTTTTCGGGTAATAAATGTTGGAAAACCGCAAAGACGGCAAGTTATCAAGAAAAGTATGATAAGGCTATTTTTCCGCTTTATAAAAGCTATGAAACCGATAATGGACGGGAATTAGTCACAGATAAACGGCAAAACGCGCTGAATAAATCCAGTATTAAATATTTTGCCGTGTTTGCCGTATTGATTGTCGGGTTTTCGTTATATAAGCTCATTAGCTTTTTTACGCCATCTGAACAGGATACGCCAAAAGTTGAACAGACATTAAGCGAAAATAAGGAAATTGAAGCGATTACATTAAATAATCAGCCACAACTTCAAGTAACTTTACCGTTATCAACGCAATGGCGCATAACAGGGGAGTTACAAAAATCAGGAAAAGCCTTTGTGATTTTGGCTGATAACCAAGGTAATTTACGGTTAGAACCACGTTCTAACTTTAATTTTACGGGGCGAATGTTGGAAGGCATTATTGATAATCAACGGGTTAATTATTATTCTGGAGTAAAACAATGAAATTACAACGTAACATTTTATGTTTTTTTTCCTGTTTTTTGTTTGGTGTGGCGCAGGCAAAAAATGTTGATTTTAAGCTTGAAGCCGTACCGTTACCGAAAGCGGTAGGAATGATCTATGATGAAGTTTTAGAAAAGCCTTATATGCTTGATCCAAAATTAGCAGCAGATACACGGTTAATCAGCTTTCATACCAAGGAAGATCAAGATTTTAATCAGTTTATTACACGCTATTTTGAAAATATGAATATCAAAACCTATGAGAAAAATGGCGTAGTTTACCTTGCGCATATTGAGCCAAAACCGCCAAAAATTATCAAACACAGTTTTGTTTATAATCCTGTTCATCGTGATACAGAATATCTTGCGCAGTTTTTACAAGGAGAGGGGCAAGTCTCGGCAAGTGGTGATAAGCTCGTTTATTATGGAACAGCGGAAGATATTGCAAGAATTAAATCAGTTTTAAAATCGGTTGATACGCCAAGCCGTGAAGTCGTTGTAACGGGTTATGTTTTTGAAGTGCAGGACATTGCCAAAGAAGGAAGCGGAATTAATTTATTGGCAAAATTGCTATCGGGAAAACTGGGTATCAACATTGGTTACAAACAAAACTATGAAAATTTTATTACGGTTAATGCAGGGAATTTGGATGCAATGATTGAGTTATTTCGCACTGATGAACGCTTTCAAGTCGTTAGTAGCCCAACGTTGCGTGTAAAATCAGGTTCAAAGGGAAATTTTTCAGTAGGTTCTGATGTGCCTGTTTTATCAAATGTTACCTATCAGGACGGCAGACCTATTCAATCGATTGAATATCGTTCTTCTGGTGTGATCTTTGATATACAACCAACGATTAAAAGTAATGCGATAGACTTAAAAATCAATCAACAACTTTCTAATTTTGTGAAGACGGATACGGGCGTAAATCAATCGCCAACACTGATTAAACGCGATATTGTTACTGATGTTACGCTTAAAAGTGGTGATATTGTGGTTTTAGGCGGACTGGCTGAAAACAAATTAACGGAGGGTGAAACAGGTTTTTCATTCTTGCCGAAAGGCTTCTTGACGGGAAAATCTAAATCAAACACTAAGACAGACATTGTAATTTTATTGCAAGTTAAAATGATCTAATTGAATTTCATAAAGTAAAAACCACAAAGGGTAAAGGCGTTACACGCCTGCGCTTTGTGGTTTTTACCTTGTTACTTCATCATTAAATTTGAATTAGCAATATTATAGGGGGGTGTCGGGGGAAAATGCCACGCATTTTCTCCTGACGTAAGGCGCAGCGGCTGCAGCGCCGGAAACAGAGATATTTATTTGAAAAAATGAATTCATTGCGCTCGGCATTCTTCAAAAAATCACAGCAATTAATGCGCCTTCTGCAGAACCTTTATAGCCACGTCCTTTAAGCTGATTAGATAATGCGAAACGCACCGTGCGTCTTTACATTTCCCTGACATTCCAATTTAACCATTCAATAAAACGATAAAACAACACGTTACAACGTGTTATTCATCCTTATTTTGTCTTGTTTTACTAGTACCTGTGACTTGTGCATAACTCTGTGATCTTATTAATGCGTAGCTTTCACTAACCTTGTAATTGATTTCGCATAATGTATATTATGTTAAATTGTATATGTAAATATGTCACAAATCAATATAAGTGACTATCCTATCTCATGCATTACTCAAAATAAGGTGATTTTGGGTTGTGGATATAAAAGAAATAAATGGATGTCTTTGAAATGGAATAATTAGAATTAGTATGAAATTTGTAGATAACGCTATGTGAATTCTGAATACAATTTCGTACATCAATTCTACAGATTTCATTATTCTTGATCTGATAATGAGAATTTATTTTACACATATCACCTAAATGAGAATAATTAACATTGATTTCTCTTTTGTTATTAGTAACTTATAGAAATAATTTTAAAAAAATACTTGACTATTCTCATTTGTGAGATTAGAATGCACACCGATGACAAGTTAAGCAGTCTTGTTTTTATTTTTAATCTCTACTTAATAAGGAAAGGAGTTGGTTATGCTTAATAAAGCAATCGCAGATAAGTTAAATGAACAAATCAATTTAGAGTTCTACTCTTCTAATGTTTATTTGCAAATGAGTTCTTGGTGTAGCAAACACGGTTACGAAGGTGCTGCAGCATTTTTACTTCGTCATGCTGATGAAGAATTAGAACACATGCAAAAATTATTCAAATATGTGAGTGAAACAAGTGGTATGCCACTTTTAGGTAAAATTGATGCACCTAAGAATGACTACAAATCACTTAAAGAAGTATTTGAAACCACACTTGAACATGAAAAACTCGTTACTTCTAAAATTAATGAATTAGTTGAAGTAACTTTTGAAAACAAAGACTATTCTACTTTTAACTTCTTACAATGGTATGTTGCAGAACAACACGAAGAAGAAAAATTATTCAATAGCATTATTGATAAATTTAACTTGTTGGGTGAAGACGGTCGTTCGCTTTACTTTATCGATCGTGATTTAGCAACATTATAATTTTAGAAGGAGAATACAAAATGTTATCAGCAAACGTAATCAAATTATTAAATGATCAAATGAACCTTGAGTTCTACTCTTCAAACCTTTACTTACAAATGAGTGCATGGTGCGAACAAAATGGTTTTGAAGGTGCAGCTAAATTCTTATCAGAACACGCTGCAGAAGAAATGCAACACATGCGTAAATTATTCACTTATTTAAACGAAACTGGTGCATTAGCGGTAATCACTGCAATTGAAGCGCCTGCGCATGAGTACAAATCATTAAAAGAAATCATTGAATTAACTTATGAACACGAAAAATTGATCACAAGTAAAATTAATGAATTAGTGGGTAAAACTTTTGAAGAAAAAGACTACTCTGCATTTAATTTCTTACAATGGTATGTTGCAGAACAACACGAAGAAGAGAAATTATTCAGCGGTATTTTAGACAAATTAAATCTTCTTGGCGAAGATGGCAAAGGCTTATTCTTAATCGATAAAGATTTAGGTAACCTTGCTGGTCAAACTGCTTAATTAGATAATCATAAAGCTTAGTAGAAATACTAAGCTTTTATTTTACTTATAAATTGTGACAACGTATCAAATTATTTTAAACTTCCCTTTTATCTTTGAATACAAGTTGATGAAATTTAATACAACTACACGTTTTTAATGAAATTTTACTTGCAACGAAGTAAGATAAACGTATAATTCAGAACAACCCAAATGCCTGGGTGGCGAAATTGGTAGACGCAGCGGATTCAAAATCCGCCGGTGAATAACCGTGTCGGTTCGAGTCCGACCCTAGGCACCACAGAATTTATAAGCTCTGAAGTTGATTCAGAGCTTTTTTATTAGCTAAACTAAATCAATATGACAGAACAAAACCAAGATAAAAAACAGACTTATAATTTCAATAAACTGCAAAAACGTCTTCGTCGCAATGTTGGCAATGCAATTGCTGATTTCGGTATGATTGAAGATGGCGATAAAGTGATGGTTTGTCTTTCTGGCGGTAAAGACAGTTATACGCTTCTCGATATTTTGTTGAATTTACAACAAAGCGCACCGATTAAATTTGATATCGTTGCAGTTAATTTAGACCAAAAACAGCCAGGTTTTCCTGAGCATGTTTTACCTGAATATCTCCAAAGTATTGGTGTGGATTATAAAATCGTTGAAGAAAATACTTATGGCATCGTAAAAGAGAAAATCCCAGAAGGTAAAACAACGTGCTCTCTATGCTCTCGTCTACGCCGTGGTATTTTATACCGTACAGCAACTGAACTAGGCGCAACAAAAATTGCACTTGGTCACCATCGTGATGATATGTTGGCCACCCTGTTCCTGAACATGTTCTACGGTGGAAAATTAAAATCTATGCCGCCGAAATTAATTTCAGATGACGGCAAACAAATCGTGATTCGTCCATTGGCTTATTGTAAAGAAAAAGATATTGAAAAATATGCCGTAGCCAAAGAATTCCCAATTATCCCTTGTAATTTGTGTGGTTCTCAACCTAATTTACAACGTCAAGTAGTGAAAGAAATGTTGAATACTTGGGACCGTCAATATTCTGGACGCTTAGAAACCATGTTTAGTGCGATGCAAAACATTACGTTGTCACACTTATGTGACCCAAAACTCTTCGATTTCAAAGGCATTAAACATGGCCAATCACTTGATGGCATTGAAGGGGATACCGCATTTGATGAAGAACGCATCGAACCAATGAAATTTGATGATGAAGATGCCTCTGACTACTCCGATAACGAAATGATCAGCTTTAAAGAAGTGAATTAATATGATTACCGTGCAAGGAAAACAAATCGAAACGGACGCCTTTGGCTATTTACTTAATATTGCTGATTGGAATGAAGATGTAGCAAAACACATCGCTCAGCTAGAAGGTGTAGAACTGACCGAAGCTCACTGGGAAGTGATTTACTTTGTGCGTGATTTCTATCAAGAATATAACACCTCCCCTGCGATTAGAATGCTGGTAAAAGCAATGTCAGAAAAATTAGGTGCCGATAAAGGCAATAGCCGCTATTTGCAACGACTCTTCCCTGAGGGACCAGCTAAGCAAGCAACCAAACTGGCGGGTCTGCCAAAACCAGCTAAATGCTTATAAAATAACGTAACCGCACGATAAAGTGCGGTTATTTTTTTACTCAAATTTCGCTATATACAAAAAAATATAATCGCTATATACTTATAAAAACAACGAATTTTGAGTGTATGAACAAATCCTCCCTTACCTTTCCCCTTTTACTGTGCTTGCTTATTGGGCTCATTTTATGTTCGCTCTCTTGGGGGCATTTTGCGATTCCGCTTGAGGATGTAGTGCAAAGTCTGATTGGCAATAATGTCAGTGATGTGCAAAACAACATTATTTTTAATCTTCGTTTACCTCGTGTGATTGCAGCCATACTTGTCGGTGCATCATTGGCTATTGCAGGTGTTGTGTATCAAGGTATTTTCCGCAATCCATTGGTTTCACCTGACATTTTAGGCGTGTCTAATGGCGCTTGTGTCGGTGCTGCATTGGCGATTTTACTCGGTTCGGGGATGCTGGGTATTCAAGCCTTTGCCTTTGTCGGTGGTTTGATTGCCGTCTTGCTCACCATGAATTTACCGCGTTTAATCCAACGCGACTCCACCATTGTATTAGTCCTTTCTGGCATTATCGTTTCAGGTTTTATGATGGC